ATACCTGCTTTAGATATTGCTTCTTCTTCAACACCTGTGATTTCCCTTATTGCAAATTCCTTTATAACATTTCCATCTTTATCCTTATAACCTGCCAAAAATTCAAATGTTTCTTCGCCAAAGTCCTGAATTATCACATTATTTTTCTCTGCCATTTTATCTCCTCCTAATATAATACTTTAGAGGGGGCTTTTACACCCCTCTCATTTTTACAGATAATACTCAAACTGAATTGTAATTGACTCTATCGCAACATCTTCCGAAGTTGCATCAAGTTCTGACCCTTCCCATTTGGAAACCCACGCCTCTGCTAAAGTCCAACTCCTTGCAACTTTACCAAACTTATCTAACTGCTCAATAATAACTGTAGTTCTGTAATCTGGGTTTTTAAGAGAACGCTTATATATTTCCTCCAAGTCTGCGTTAGCAAACATACCTTTTTCAAGCGTTACCTCTCCGCCTTTTTCTTTCCCTGTTAACTTATGCGTATGGGAATATCCACCTTCGTCATATTCCACTACGCCGATTTCTCTTGACAATCCACTAACCTTTTGGAAACCCATTCCCGCAGGAAGTCCAGGCATTGATACCCTAAACCTAAACATTTGTAATGGGTCATTAGCATAAGTCCTTGCCATTTATCTTCCCTCCTTAATTATTAGCCTTTTGAGTGATACGAATAATCGTAAACTCAGCAGGCTTTTTCTTCGCATATCCTACTTCAATTATTACCTTCCCTGCGTCCCTAACTTCTTGGGAGTTCAGTTCTTCATCACATTTTACAAAGTATGCTTCCTCTGGTGTTGCCCCGAATAAAGCACCGTCAACCCATAAGTTATAAAGGAACGCTTTTACTTGTGCTGTTAAGCTACTCCAAAGTTTTTCATCGTTTGGCTCAAAGATAGACCATTGTGTTCCTTCATACAAGCTACCTTCAATCATAATATCTAAACGAATATCTGAAACATAAAATCTATCTTTATCTGGTGTTGCCATTCTTGCACCCCATACCACAATTCCTTTATTGGGTTTGGGTATAATGCAATTCACGGCTTTTGCGTTCAATAATTCCACTTCACCGTTTGATAAACTTCTCTCCATTTCAACAAAGCCTTTTACTACTGCCTCTGTTCCTGCGGGTGCTTTATATACCCCTCTTTCGCTATCTGTTCTTGCGTAAACTCCTGCTATGTGTCCGCTTGGTGGAGTTAATCTTAATTTTCCTTTACCTATTGGGTCTACTACTTTACCCCAAGGATAATATACTGCCCCATAACTTCCGTTAATTTCAGCTTTATCTGCCAATGCCTCTGTAGGTGTTCTTCCTAATCCAATATCCACTATTCCAAAGCAATCTTTTCTTCCAGAACAGTAATCTAATATCCCTTGCCGAACTGCCTTTGAAGTTTGCCCTGGGATTGCTACTATCCTTACTGCCTCGGCTTTATCGAGTGCTTTTAATCCTCTTTCTCCTAAAAAGTCTGCGTCTGTAATATCATCTATACCGTCTTTACCTCCACTAAATGCTCCCTCTCCTACTTGTAATCCTCCTGCTGGAACTGTGATAAACTTACTATCACTATTGATTATCGGTAGGTAATAATTCTCGTCTGTAATATCGTTTTTCAATCCTTCAAAGGTTTCTACTACTTCATCATCTAAAGACACCTCTACATTAAATATATCTCCATTCTCTTGTGTAGAAGTAACCTTCATTGATAACTTATTTCCCCAAGTCCCTTCGTCTTTAGCGTAAATCTTTATTCCGTTTTCCGCAGGAATTAAGACACTTGCTCTTTCTGCTGTTTCTGATGCTGTCCTTACTATAAATGCTGTTCCCCCACCATTTTGGAAATACCCGTAAACCGCATAAGCCAAGTCCGAGTCTGCCATAAATGGTGTATCTAATCCTTTGGAAAACCTCTCGGTAAATTCTGTCCAACTTGTTACAAGGGTTGCCTCCCCGATTTCGCCCCTTCTGGCGATACCTACAAATCCTGCAACTGCTGTTCCCTGTGTTTGGATAGGCTCTGCACCAGAAGCGACCCTTTCAACATAAACATCTGGTCTTAAATAACTCGCCATTATTCTTTAACCTCCTTCTTTACTTTTACAGGCGTTACCTTTGATAGCTGTTCAATTAGTAAAAAGCCTGCCTTTGCGTTGTTTTCAATTTCTTTCGTTACCTTATTTTTCTCTAATTCCTTTGTTTCAAAAGACAATAACCTAAAAGATTTCCCGTCTTTCAAAGTAAACACTCGTGGTCTATTTAACAAATTGCTTATACGAAGCATCTAATCCCTCCTAATCTCACATTCTGTTACCACCGGATATTCCTTCTCATAACCTTCATCAAGTTCCACCCAAATTCTGTAGCTGTAAACCCTATGAAATATCCTTTCATCACCTTTTACATAATCCGCATTTGCGAAATCTACTAATTCCATATTACAATGCCTTATATTTCCCTCTGTATCTTTTACTTCGAGGACAAAATTTCTTGGGATAAAACCTAACCACCTTCTTGTCATTTCGTTTATATCCTCTTGGTATTTAGCCCAAAAATCTATTTGATAGTAAAGGTAATAAGGAAGGGCAGATTTTTCTAATACTGCTACCTTTCGTTCTATATCTCTTTTAGTTAATACTTCTTCTCTATCATATCTTTCCGAAGCGAATACTTGATTGTAGTTAAATATACTGACGCTTGGAAATTCTTCTATCTTATATGTTCCCTCGGGATTTCGCACCATAACAGCAGAAGAAACTAACTCATCATTTTCATCGTAATATTTTACTATTGTAGGGATTAGCTTTAGTAGTGCTGTATCTACTTCTTTTAACCACACACTTCCTGCCATATTACAATGCCCCCTTCCTTAACACATCCTTGAACATTTTCCTCCAACCTGCCTTTATTTCCTTCTCTATTTCAGCCCAAGTCGGTCTTATAAGTGGTCTTGCAGGTATTTCATCTGTCCCGTATTCAAGCATAATCATAAGCTCACTAAATTTCTTTCCGCTTGGTTTATGTGTTTTCCAAGGACTTGCCCCAACGAATATAGTGCTTCGTAAAGGCTTTGTCGTTATACGCCTTACTGATAGGTTTTCTTTTAGCCACCCTGTTTCCACATAAATTTTATCGTGTCCTTTTTGTTCTATGGTAACATCACTCAAAGGCTTCCAAGGTAAGTCCTGTTTATCTATATGCTCTACCATTCTTTTTACAACTAATTCCCCATCTTCATATAACCTTGCGTGACATATTGGACTTAAACTTGCAGGTAGCCATTGAAGCATTACCCCTGCTTTTTTCCAATCCCCTGTTAATTTACTTGCCATAGCTAAACCTTCTTACATTCAAACTTATAGATTAAAAACCTATCCCCAAGCATTGAAGTCGGAACAATGTTTAATATGCTATAAACATCTTCCCTAAAAGCAATCCTATCGTCTACCGTTATTTTCAATGTTTCGTCAAGTAAATCACTGTCCCTCAAATCTTTTGTCGTAAATGTGAATAAGGCATTTACTTCCCCTGTTCTTCCTATATCTGATATTTCTTCTGATACTGGATTTATCTTGACCCTTCCTGTTACGATTATTGGCTGACCATATCTTTTCTTTTTACTTTCCTTGTATATATTTTCTTCTCCGCCCTCAAACTTCAAAAAGGCTATATTCTCTGTATCTCCAATCTCCAAGAAGGCTTCTTGTATATCAAGTTCTAATTCATCTAAGTCTGTAATCTCCACCTTATTCACCTCCTACCATTCTATTTACTAAAGGGCTATACCTTTTCATTGAATTAACTTCTATCATATGATAGTCTGGGCTGTTTATAATATCTCTGTATTCTCCTTCAAGCCTTTCTGCAAGTGAAAGGTAATTCCTAACCCTCTCTGATTTTGCTATTGAAATCCCGTCAACGCTTATCTTATAGTTTTTAGCCTCTCTACTGGCTAAAGTGTAATAACAACTTATTTGTGCTAATTTCAGTATTAGGTATTCTTCTTCCTCTGGTATCGTATCTATCGTATAATCCCTGTTATGTTTGTGCATAGCTGTTTTTATCTCTTGTTCTAAATAATCGTCAGACGGGAATTTTACTTTTGTTTCATCGCCAAGCCTTATCCTTAAAATAGATACTGCTTCTCGTAAATTCATACACCACCACCTACTTTATTAAATCTCGTTCACGCAGAACTCTTTCAACATCTTCTGGTACTCTCTGCTCTACTCCTTTTTTGAAAGTATAGTACACACCGCCTATATAGACATTATTCAAATCTCTCATTGGTACGACTTTCACTAACTCTACTTTCTTCTTTACAATAATTGGGTTAATAATCGTTACCTTCTCCACCTTATCGGTTTCCTCGACCTTACCCTTTTCTTCCTCTTGTACTTCTTCGT